TTTTCCCAAGTAGTGCTGTGTGGTGTTTCATTATCCCATTCTGTTGCCATAATACCTTATTTCAACTAACTTTGATTTAATTTGTTGAATTAACCTTTTCAAAATTTCTGCTTTTTCTTTTAAGACAAACTCATTAACAAAGTAAGGTTCTGGGTCAATTGCTCCAAAGTAGCCGTTATCTTTGTTTATTGTCTTTCCGTTCTCGTCAACCCGCTTTAATCCTAAATGAAGGTGATTGCCAGTGCTGAAACCTGTGTTTCCTAAAAATAATGCTTTCCCATTTCTCCTAACATACAATGTTCTGTTTGGAACAGATACACAATAAGCGTAATCATTATATCTTATAATCTTTACTTTCAACGGACTATAATAAGAAGAAACTGAATGATACTCCTTTACTTCGTAAAAATCTTTTCTATCTTTAAATTTCCTTACAGCAATCCTTGCTCTTCTTCCTGTTTTTAAGATAAACTCTTGAAGTTGGTCAGCCATAATTTTAGATATTCCAGGATAATAAATCTTTTCGTAAGTATTATTTCTTATTCTTTTACACCCATCTCCAAGAAAGAAACCATTCAAGAAAATTTCAATCTGTCTTGCCGATAAATCTTTTATAAAATCAGGAGCCTTTTTATCTTTTCCCTTCCCACATTGCTTAAGATAATCATAAAGTTGATTATCTGAAATTCTCCAATGTGCCAACTCATTATATTTTATAATTCTCGTTCCTAAAGTAGACTTTCCTGTTTTTCTTGTATCTTTTACGATATGAAAAGGCAATTTTTCTAACAAATTATCAATAACTTTGATGTTTTGAGGATAGGAATAACTTTGATATAAATCTATCGTGTTCTTCCTCTCTTCTCCTAAATTTCCATCTGCTAACCAAATTCCCAGAAAAAATAACCAATCGTCCATTTTAATCTTCTTTCTACTTTTCTTTCTAATCGTTCCCCATCTGTCTCCCTTATATTTAAACTCTGGTAAAACAAAGAATTGTTTCTCTTTTCCTCTCCATTTTCCTGTTACTTTCAACTTAACTTTTCCTTTAATTTTCTGAATAGGCTCCAATCTCAATTTATTTCTAAACTCCCCCCTATAAAGAAGTATATTATGGTCAGGAGACACACAGAAATCTATTTTTCCGTTTTCAAAGTGATACATATTTCGTTCAAACCTTCTAACATAATGAAAAGGTTTTTGAAACTCAATCTCATCTGTTTCCATATTTAAAGTTGCTACTTTCTCTTCTCCTTTCAAATCCTTAAATAATTTCCACCCTTTATCTGTCAAAACTTCTGTTTCTTTATCAAAGCAACTATCTCCGTATCCTATCAAATCACCCATTTTTACCTTTTGCCCGTCTTTGACCACAAATTCCTTTAAGTGCCAATAGCGGAGTTTGAATTCTTTGCCGATAATATCTACTCCTATTCCTCCTCCCATATCAACATAGGTTTTAGCCACTCCTTCAAAATCTCCGCTATGGTAAATTGGCTCTCTATACCAGCAAACAAGGTCAAATCCGTTATGAGCCTTCAGCCCAAATCTCCTGTAAACGGGCAACATTTTCGGTATTGTTCCCTTTAAGCCGAATTTCTGGACTATACAATTTGTTAAGAGGGGTCTATATACCCTCATTTTTCAATTATTTCTCAATTGTTCCTACTACTACTGCCCCGCCACTGGCAATACAAGAGACCTTTCCTGTGTATAGATTTTGAGGAGTTATCTCGTAATACTCACCTGCTTCTATCTTAATTCCTTTATTTACCGCCGCTGTGGAAGTTGCTCCAAACACACAATAAACAGGATTGGTGCTGTCTTGATTGCTTATTAAGGCATACAATCTCCCAGAATTAGCAGATAAAACCTCTGTTGCCGTAGAAGTAGCCACTGAAGTGGTAGCATTCGTTGCTGAGCCAAAGGTATTGTAAAAAGCAAAACCCGCTGGCGAAGGAGAATGGATAACATAACCTATAACCAGTCCAACTATTAAGGCTGTTAAGATGTAAATTGCTTTGTTCATATTATTTCTTCTTTCTCTTTCTCTTGGGTTTATATGGCACTCCGTATAAAACCCGATAAGCCCTTCTTCTGATTTTCGCTTTCTCTGCTGGTGATAATCCTTTTGCTTGTGGCAATCTTGCTAAAGCGTTTCTGGCGTGGGCTTTGTCTCCAGGCGGTATTGGAAATCTATATCTTTTAACTACTTTCTTTCTTTTTCCTTTCTTTTTCTCAATAATCGTAGCGTATTTCTTCCTTGCCGCTGTGGAAATTGTCTTCCCCTTCGTCTTTCCTTTCTTTCTCATAAACTTCTTTGGGGCTTTCCTTGTTTTCTTTTTTCTTTTCTTTCTCTTTTTCTTCCTTTTTTTAGCCATATTTCCTGATTATTTTTTATAGCCGACCTTTGTAAGCCCTGCTGGGCTTGTGCCAGTTCCCTTCCAAAAAGGAAAGGAACTGAGCAAGCCCCACAAGGAAAAGGCTATTTAGGAATAATCAGCACTCTCCAAGTTCCAGAAGCAAGGTCAACGGTAGAACCGCTCTCATTCTGTAATCTTATCTCTACCGTGTTTGCCGCTTGCACATAACAAGTAGCAATCACATCCTGTAAGTCATACGGAGCAGAAACCAAGCAGAAATCGCCTAAAGCAGCGCCAGTGACAGTTAATGATTTTGTCTCACCAGCGCCGTCAGCCAAACTTGCTGGGTCATAGGTCGTTGAACCTGTTAATACTCCGTCAAGAGTATTTATTTCCGCAGCAGTGGCTGTTATGGCAGTTCCGCCCAGTTTCAATTCTCCGTCATCCACATTTATCCCTTCAGTAAAGGTAATCTCCCGATTATACACCGTTCCGCCAGCAGGAACGCTTGGATGGACAACATAACCAATCATAAAGCCCACCAAGAAAACCAGAATTGCTATAACTGTCAAAAATTTCTCTTCCATAGGTTTTAGATTAAAGGTTAGTTAGTCCAACCAGAAGCGTCAATTCTCACATCTACAAAGGCGCTCTTGTTCAATTCAAATACCTTCACTCCGTAAAGCATCCAAGCGAGAACAATCCTGCCCAATCTCTTTTCAGGCTTCCTGAACTCAAAGGTGACATCTTTCTGAATAACCACATCAACTGCTTTCTTAACGCCGATAATGGCGTGAGACCTCTGCAAACTCCAAGCATCAGCGGAAACTGAAGTAGCGGTAGAGATGTCTCCATAACCAGTGATGGTAATGTAGGAAGTGCCATCAGTGGCAGTAATACCATTTTGGACCAAAATCCTTCTGTCTTCTGCTCCTAACTCTACATAAGTAGTGCCAGCACCAGAACTGCCGTTGATAGCAGCCACCAGATTGTCAAGAGTAGTAGCAGTATCAGTGCCAATTTTGACATTTCCAGCAGTGCTACCGAGAGTGCTTACGAAGGTAAAGGTTACCCCCGCAATAGTCAAGGTCTGACCGTTAGAAGGATTGTCCGCAGGTGTCCACTTGGCAGAGAAAGGAAGGTTAGGTGAGACAATAATGTCCATCCCAAACCTTCTTCCTACCTTACCATTTTCTCCTACAGTATCAGCAAAATCAGTATCCTTGCCACCAAGATATTCCAGTAAAGTAGCGTAGGTTCTCGGACCAATAATGGCAAATCTCCCCTGTTGAGCACGGAGGTAGTTGCTTAACTTAACCCCGCCTTGAGTGAAGATTTTGTCAACATTACTGGTAGAAACCGAGATGTAGTTCCCCGCATCTCCGCCAACATCTCCAGCGTCCACATACGATTTGGCTGCATTCTTAATTGTATCAACTGCTTTCTGCTCCAACTTGTTTCTCAAAGCACGACCAGCCATTCCAGCATACATTGCAAGCGCATCGTATTTGTTCTGGATACGGTCAATGTCATCAATCTCAAAGGGAACTATCTTTTGCTGGTCAATGGTGACATAATCATCAGTCGCTCCAATGTCCTGCAAGGTTACATCACTCCCTTTGGTATAATCTACTGCTGTTAATGTCTTGGAGGCATAAGGTCTGTGCAAGACATCCATTCCTCTCTTTAGTCCTTCTTTGAATTCAGTATTGGCAATCGGCAGGATAACATTCTCCTTGTAGATTATGTCTTGAGCAACCGCCGACCATAATTCCGCATTGAAGGCTGTAAGTGTGTTTGCCATAAAATCTATTCAACTCTTGTAAGAAGAGCCAAATAGATTTCAGGCGACCTTTAAGCCCTACCCCTGCTTTTTGAGCCATTCAAGGTATTCACGAAACTCTTTCCTTCCTTCAGGGGTGGATACATCAAAATCCTTCGGACTCATCTCACTGAAATCTCTTTTGGCTCCGCCCCCTCCTCTCTGAGTAGGACTTATTGAGGCTTGCTCTGCTCTTTTCTTTTCCTCCTCCTGTTTTCTCAAGAAAGAGATGTAAGGGCTGTTTAAGGCTTCTTTGACACTTTTGAAGGTGCCGACCTTAATGTGCTTCCTTATCTCTTCCTTGATGGTATCTGAGACATCCAGCGATTCTATCTCCTTTTCTCTGAGTTTCGCCTCAATCATTTGGTCAAGGTCAACCTCTTCAGGTTTTTCCTTGACCTCCTTTTGGGGTTTCTCCCCTTCCTTTGCCTCTTGTTTAGAGGCTTGAAGTGCTCTTTCCCGCCATTTCCTTTTCTGCTTAATGGCGGTTGCTAACTTCTTTTTTAATTCTTTAGCCTGTTTAGCCAGTTCTTCGGCGTCAAGAAGTTCTAAATCTTCTTCTTCGCCGAATTCGTTGAGGTCTTTTTCTTCAATTTCTTCCTCCTCAACTTCTGGCTCAGGGTTTTCATTAGGAGTTCCCTGTTCCTTTTCTCGGTCATCTGCCATAATCTTTTTGGTTTTTAGTGAGGTTTGCCAAAGCCCTCAAATAAATACAAATAAATACCCGACCTTTATTCAATTAACGACCCGCCAATTCTTCTGGCGTGGGCAAAGGCTATTTCTTTATAGTCTTTGCCGTTATCTTTGGAGTTGTAGGTTGCTACGACTTCGCCTTTGAAGTCAACAACCTTCACCTCCTTTACTTTTTCTTTTTCTTTTTTTTTGCCATAAGCCATATGCCTAATAATATCTGTCTTTTTGTTTATCTTCCTCTGTCCGACCTTTCGATTGTTCAATTGTTAGAATTTGTGAAAAAATATCTCGTAAGATAACAGAGGCTTTTTTGTTTGCTTTTAGTTCAATTGCTAATTCTTCTGGATTGTCTAAATCTTTTAGGTTGTTTATGTTTTCAATCCTTGAAATCATTTCTATCAAAAACTCTTTCAGTTCTTTTCCCGCTGGGCTATTTAGTATCTCTTTTATGTGTTCTATGTTCATATTAACCTAATCTATACCTACCTCTACCTCTGCCTCTTCCTCTACCGTATCCTGCTCCTCCTCTGGCGCATCCGCCTTTGTTCCTATTCCTTCTGCCCCCTCCTTTCATTCCTCTGCCTTTACCTGCTCCTCTTTTTGCTCCATATTTCATAGTTTTTTTCTTTTTTTCTTCTTTTGACCTTTTGGCTTGTAATGAGCCATATTTTTGTAAATTGACATCACTAATCGGTAATATCTGTCGCTTCCAACTTCAATGTTAGGATATTGCTTTTCTACCTGTCTTTTGGCTCTTTCCCAATATCTTTCCTGCGTTCTTGTCTTTACTACACCTTTGGGCATAATTATTCTTGTAATTGAAGTTTTTTATCCTTTAATAAATCAACCTCTTTTTGCATATACTCCTCAACCAGTTCTCTTTCTTTTTGGGCAAATTCCTGTCTCGTTTTCTGGATTGCTTCTTGTAAGGCTTTAGTGGGATAGGCTTGTAAATATAGTTCCTCCATTTCTTTCTGAAGTTTCTTTATCTTTCTGAATTTCTGCTCTTGGTTTTTCTTTGTTATTTCTTTGAATATGGTTAGTATTCCTTTCATTGTGTTGCTAATTGTGTTAATTGGGCGGGGAGTTCTTCTGATTTTGGTAGCCCCTCTACATCAATTCCTTTTCTTCGCATTGCCATTTCTATCAGGGCCCGCCTTCTCACACTATCGGTCTCAAGTTGGATAAACGAATACAGCGTTTCTAGGTCGCTGAGTAATCTTGTATTCTCCCCTGAAATCACAACCTTTACCCTCGGCTTAAATCCTGCCCACATTTCTTTTTCAAGTTTGATTATTTCTCTTTCGTTTTTTAATAATTCGGCTAATTTGGTTTCTTTGATTATTTTTGCTTCCTCTTGGCTGTGGGGACCGATAATAAGCAGATTGTCTAAATACCAAGTATCGACCAGCATTTCGTAGTATCTTTTTAGGTTTCCGCCAGTTAGTTCTATTACTTTTTGGGCTTTTAGGTTAGTCAGGAATTTTGGCAAAATCCATTCCTGGATTAAATCCTCAAAAACTAATGTTATTTTTTCTCTGATGAAGTCAAATAACTTATTGGCGTTCACATCAAGTATTGCTCCTAATCTAAATGGCGTTCCCGATGGCATTGTCTCTCCTCTTACTACCTCATAAGAGTTAGATAATCTATCGGCAATCTCCATCAATCTGTTCCACTCGGCTATTAACTGGTCTATTCCGTGCAGTCTCATATCAATCTGGCTTAAATCTCCTGTGTGGATGATGTCTCCGTTGATTAAATCGGTCTTGATATTTGAAACAATCGTTTGCTTGTCTGCGGTTCTAAATATCACTTTTGAAGCCCATTCTAATCCTTTGGCTATTTGGTTTGCTATTTCGTTCGCCCTTACCTGGACATCAAACAAAATCTCGTATAATCCCTCTCTAAACCATCTGCCGTGATACCTTCCTCTGTGGATTTCTTTGTAGTAGTCAGATAGCTTGCCAGGAAGTTTGTCAGCGTATAAAATCTTTTCATTTCCTTGCTCATTAAGATTGCAAACTATGATTTTTGCTAAAACATATTTATCCTCACTCCCACCCGTTTTCCCTTGTGCTTCAAGTAAATCTTTTTCTGAAACCTCACCGTTTCGCTCGTAAACCTCATAATAAGGAGTCTCCATTTCGGCTTCTTTTGCTCCCTCTGTCGCTTTAATCGTCATCGGTTTTACTTCTTTGATAACCTCGTCAACATTATCCCACACTCTTTTTTTGCTTCTTAAATAAGATTGAGTTAGGCAGTGTCTTTCTATGATTGGCGTCTCATTTATTGTCTTTGCGGTTTGGTTGATTATATAAACATTGTTAAAGTCCAATAACTCGTAGCCGTCCTCTGTCTTTTTCAAAAGAGCGTTTCCCCACTCTGAATTTGCTTCAATTACTTCATTTAGTTTCTCTCCTTGTCCTGTTTCTTTTAGCCAGTCCTGCAAGTAAGCGTTGGAGATTAAAAGCCGAAAATCGTCTCTTTTTCCTGTGCTCTCTAAAAGAATATCTTTTCTATCAAAATCTATGTTTTTGATTTCTGAATCAACCCGGGGAGAAATAATGTCAAACCAATACTTGTAATCTCCTTGAGAATCTAATTTACCGCTTGAGTAGGTTCTGTTTTGAAAGAGCGAAATTCTTTTTACTAATTTGGATTGTGAAAACTTAACCCCTTCGGATAGTTCAACATATCCTCGCCTGTAATTGTCAATTTCTTTTTTGATTAAATCTATGACTCTCATATAAAAAAACCCGACAAACTATCAGATACCCACCTCAACTTAATGAGTATTTGACAGCCTGTCGGGTTCTTCCCGTAGGAGGCTAATTTCGGGGTTTATGCCCCGCAGTATTCAATTGTCGCTTTTATTATAGCAAAAGAAAACTATTTGTCAAGTCCTGTCAAGCCCTGTCAATCCCCGTTCAGTTTATCCTCTAACCTGTTAAATCCTCTGCCAAGTATAACATCTCTGAAGGCTTTTCTAATTCTGATTGGCAAACCCCTGCGGATAATCACTATTACCCTGCCGAATTTTATTTCCCTTATTTTTTGAATTAAATCTGCTTCTTTTGGGTCTAATTCAAGTTTGATTTTGTTGTTCATAATCCCCAATCTTTGACCTTTTCTTTTTGGCGTTCCTCACGCCTTTTTTTTATTTGTTCTTTTTTTCTTTTAACAGGGTCGTTGTATTGTTCAATTATGTCGTCTATGTTGATTTTGTTGGGCTTTTGGGTCATAATTTGGGTCATAAGCCAAACCTTTAGGTATAAGAAACTTTTGCTGAAGTTTTAACCAATCTTTTCTGGCTTCTGGTATAACTTCACTAAATCTTTTGAATATTCTTTTAGCACTTTTCTTATTTTTACAACGAAAAGGAAGCATATTGCTTTCACTCACTATCACTCTTCCTTTCTTAACATTACAACTAAGCCACCAAAGGAAAACAAGATATTTGAAAGGATTTTCTTCTTCAACTTCTATTTTCCTCATCTCAACCCCCATAGAAACCGCTCCCCGTGAAAACAATTGAAAACATAAGTGATAGTAATCATTCCTAATAGGTTTTCCC